CAGAATAAAATAAATGAATTTTACAATCGTAATGAAATGGATATTGAAAAAAGATCTTGTATATTATCACATAGAACAATGCAAGATTTTTATGATAATAATAATGAATCATTGATATTACATTTGGCTGGGCAAAGCAAAGAACAACGTATTAAAAAATTTAATGAAATAAAAAATAAAATATTATCATAATAATAATATGCCTAAGACTAAAGGTCCATCAATATATAAAGTGCGTGATCCTCCTCCAGATACTAAATTTGCTGATATACATGAAAATATGCCTCAGATGCCGAGTCTTCTTTTGATTATAGGGAGCGTCAGGAGCGGTAAGTCAAATCTCATCGTTAATATGTTTTGTAATCCTGAGATGTATAAGGATAAATTTGATACAGTTAGAATTGTAAGTACAACATTGCACACAGATCATAAAGGGAAGATATTATCAAAATATTTTGATTGTAGTGATATGTATAGTGATAAGATTATTGAAGATATTAAAAAAGGCCAGAGTGAATACGAAGACGAGGTGAGACCTACCTATGCCCTGGTTCTTGATGATGTATTAACGCAAGATTTCAGTAAATCTAATGCTGTATCATTTTTTAGTACTCGGTTTCGTCATTACATAGATCTATATGTTATCGCGACACAGTCATTCAGAGCAGTAAGTGGTATGATACGTAACAACGCAACGAATGTTATAGTATGCCGATTGCAGAATATGAAGGAACGGGAAAAAGTGCAAGAGGAATATGGTCCGATGTGTGGTGGACCAGAAAATTTTAATACTCTCTATGATAAAATACATTCAAAGCCTTATCAATATATGGTGATCGATTTACAGAGTAATCCTGCACGAGTACTCCGTAATTTTGAAGAAGTACTATGGCAAGGTAAAAAAGAAGAATAATTAAAAATATCATTAAATAAAATAAAATAAATAATAATCATAAATGTCAGATATCTATGGAGCAGATGCGGGATCAATTGAAATGGGTAATGCGCGAATGCAGCAAGTCCGCGATTTTAATGCGAGGGTGGCACAACATAATCAAGATGTATCAGATCAGATGTCTCAATTAAAAGATCAAATTGGAACTATGGACAATGTAAGAGAATTAGAAGAAACCGCGAAAGGTCTTTGGTCTGGTGCCGGGATGCCAAACAAAGTAAAAGCATATCAAGATTGGCGAGCAAATCGTAATTCTCCAAATCCAACAGAGAATCAAATCAATAATGATACTGCTACTCCTGCTGGAAATGCTGAAAGACCTGCTGTTGCAAATGAAACCAATGAACCAACGGAATCGGCACCAAGAGCTGAACCAGTCGCGGAGGGTTCACCAAGTGCTGAATCATTAACTGAAAATGAATCTACTATTGGTAGTCGTTTTACAAGTGGACTTTCACGAGTTTCTGGAATTAGTGAAGAAGCATTAGAAACTGCAGGGAAGGGAGTTGGTGTTGCTGGTGCGATAGGAATCGGTGGAATGGACTTATATAATGATTTTAAAAAGGGTGGATGGGCATCAATGAATTCAGAGCAAAAAGTAGGGAATATTTTACAGATTGGCGGATCAGTTAGTGATATCGTAGGCACAGCCTTTCCACCAGCGGCGCTTCTTGGAGGTATCTTAGATGTTACCGCGGGAGCAATAGACACAGTAGGCGCTCAGCTTGAGAAACAGAAGTCGCAAGCACAAGTAGATGTTCAGGCTGCAGCACAACAGCAGCAAGGACAATCATTAACAACGGAAACACAAACTACTGGAAGGACTCAATGATCTTTTTTGATTTTTTTGTTACTATAAATTTAAATATTTCTTTATTGTAAAATGAGTTTATACTGGAGAGCTGATGATACTGTTCGTGTTGGAGAAACAAAGGTTTCAATCCCAAGTGAAAATGGACTTGAATATTCACCTGGAAATAAGATCCAACTGTATGTAGATGCAGGGACTAAATTTATGGATGGTAGAGAAACTTATCTCCAATTTGATTTTAAGATTTCTTTACCGACGGGTGCTGTACCGACTCGTCTTCAATTAGACAAGGCAGGTGGTAATGTACTAATCAAAAATATTCGTATATATGATGGTACTCGTGGAAATCTTCTTGAAGAAGTATCTTCATATGATTGTTATGTAGCGACCAAGTATGATTATGATAAGGATCGTAACCTTGAAAATATTCGTGCTTTGCGTGAAGGCGGTGCTGTACACCAGCCAGATAATCGCGGAAGCGAGGGATCTAGTGAAACTCCTATGGGAAACACTGTAACTAATCCCTATTTTAAGAAAACGACTGGAAATCAAAATGCTTCCGATGTTTTCACAAACGCAGATTTTCTAACATGTAAAATGAACATTCCCCTGCACACGGGGATCTTTGCAAATAGTGATACAATTTTTCCTCTGATGATGACTTCTGGTCTTTATGTTGAGATTGATCTCAATGATGCTCCTACTGTACTCAAACAATTAGATTCTGTAAATAGACAGATCAGGACTCCATTTGCTCCAGTATTTCACTCCCTTAATGGATCCACTGTGCCAGATAATCTTTCCAATGGATCTACATTGACGTCATTTTATGTAGAAACTTCAAATAGTATGAAAACTGTTGCGCAATTTCCTTTTGTTGTTGGTGAACAATTTGCATTCTGCGCGAAAGATAATAATGGATCTACACCTTCTTTTGCGGATGTATTACAGATCAATGAAATTAATCTATCAGGTGCAGCCAATGGCGGGGCAGGTCTTATTCAAGTTGTTTTAGAGACTCCAAGAGTCCTAACTGCAGCACAGCCAGATATTACCTCTGGTGATTTTGTAATGTATAGTACTGCCGTGGAAGGTAGATCATCTTATGATGCCTCTTTTACGGTTTCTAATGTAAATTTAATCCTTTCACAAGTCCACTTAAATCCAGCATATGAACAAGGTATGATCGCAAAGGTTCGTGGGGGACAGGCAATTGAATTTGATATTGATAGTGTCACGAATTACAAACATTCAATCCTTTCATCAGATCGTCAAACCACTTTTCAGATCTATGCAAATAATTCGCGCGCAAGATCTTTACTTGTTGTGCCAACTGATTCAACTGTTTATAACTCTGCTGATCGTATCAGCGGTAATGGAGGCTATGTCGTAAAGGGATCAAACAATTCGGATGCTGCAGCTGGAACCAAAGATTCACAGGATGTCTGTGTTGTTAATAATCGTGCTGGATTTACTGGAATCTGTGATTTCTTATCATCTATTCAGTATCAGTTAAATGGCAGGCGTGTACCTTCAAGGGAAATCTCTACAAAAAAAATTGCGACACGAAATTCAATTGATGCCTTTCATTTATATGAACTTGAAAAATGTCTTGATAATTCTGGAATTCTTCCGAAATCATTTAGCGCTTTTCAGGAAAACTTCGTGTTCGGCAGAGGCTTCGCATTACAGAATGGAGCAACGGATCTCCGTGGAGCAGATCTCGCTGTAATTCTTAAATATCAAGAAGCAACCGCACCAACGAAGGGGAAACTGTTTAATTCATATGTTTTCCACCTGCGTCGTCTAATGATTAGAGACGGAGGTGTAGAGGTTGTATTTTAAAAATTTTTTATTAATTTAATCTTTAATTTATTTATGTAATATTATCATAAATATGACATCAAGATACATTGAGCTTCGTCCTTTAAACGTTCCAGCTGATGGAAAGATCAGCTTTAAAAATGGATTTCCAGTTCTTTCTTTTGCTATCGCTGCACAGGATGGGTTACTAGATCCAAGAAGCATTCGCGTCACTGGTAAATTCTCTGCATATAAAGATAATCTGGCAACACCTACTCCACTGCGTGATGGTGATAATGTTACGATGAATAACCGCCTTGGTATTTTCAATATCATTGATACTATGACGATCCGAGCATCTAAATCTGCTCTTATTTGCGAGAGTATTCGCCACTACGCAAAATTTATGAATACTTACCTCGCCCTTACATCATCACTGCAAGATCAAATAGGTCATTTATCACAGACGGCTTTAATACAACCGAATGCCGAGTGTTTCCGTAAGAATGTAATGGAATCTCCTGCCGATAGTACTCAAACTAATTCATTTTCATTTCACGTGCCATGTGGCATGCTTCAGTCTGGAAATATGATAAATCTTCGTCCCGACGCATTCGGAGGAGTAGAACTTGAATTTCTACTTCAGCCCGATGGTAATGTTCTTTATTCCACAAATGGATCAACTGCAGGGATCGGCGACGCACACTATGAGCTTTCGGATGTAAAACTTACTTGTGAAATTAGTGATATTCCTGCGGACCAAATGGCTGGAAATGAATCCCAGGGTGTATATGAATTCAATACCATTACATCTCTTTATACATCAATCAATTCCACGAATGCACAGCTTCAGTACAATCTTGCTTTAAGAAATGTACTTTCTGCATTTATGACATTTGTTCCTGTATCACACATCAACACTCTAACTGCTGATGGTAACGCGACTACATATCCTCAGGGACAGAATTCTCAGACTGATATAGCAGAAATTGAAAGAGTACAATTCCTCAAAGGTGGGAGCAAATTTCCAGCAGATTTTGATTTCGTAAATAATTTCGTTACGGATGCGGATGTTCAACTACCTGATCCTCAAATTGTAAAAGGTCTTGTCGATGCGATAACTCCAACTATTTCAAATCACAAATATTCTATTTCTCCTGTAAATATGCGACGTGGATACAATTTGACTACTGTAAATACTGCAGCATCATATTCAACTGTTGCCGAAGGCGGATCTGTTATGTCACTTGCAGTAAAATATGGTATTGGCGGAGCCGGCGAGGATTTCAGCGCGGAGCAGTGGGGTGTTTCTATTGAAAGTAAAAAATTACAGGATTCACCAACGGGTGTTTACATCTTCATCAAGTCTAAGGCACAATTACTTTATTCTCCTAATGGAGTCCAGCTTTTGCAGTGAGGTAATTAATCCCACATAGAATGATTAAAATAACAAGACCTACATAGACCGTGTGACTTTTTCTTTTTCTTTCTTCCACAATTACAATACATTTCACGTCTCTTTTTTTCTTTTTCTTCCTTTTTGATTTTATCACGACAAACATTACAATAATTATCTTTTGTATTTTTGTGAACGCTATCGCATAGTTGACATCTTCTTCCTTGCAAACCGAATTTTTTAATACAACAATTACCAATGATTCTGATATTGATTGTATTGCCTCTCTCTTTATAAATGAAACAATTTTCATCAATGAAATGATCACATAGACATTTATCTTTATGTTTTGGTAAATAATCTATAGGACAGTAGCCTTTTTTTGCCCATTCTGGTCTTAAATGGTTTTCATAGTATTTTGAATGTGATGTTTCAACTATGTTATAATCATCAAGGCCGTGAATGTATTCTCTCTTACGGCGACCTCCTCCATATTTCCAACCATTATTGATATTGTATTTTGTACGTAGTCTTTCAAGACCTTCTTTGGTTGTCATATTTTTGTATGGATATCATTATATTGTAGATTTCAAATTTTAAATATTTTTATCTATATAAATTTTTTTTATAAATTGTATGGGCAATTTTAAATGTTTTATTATCATAAATTATCATAAATGAACGACATGGAACCATCAAATGATTCAATTCCTGACTTTATTAAACTTCAACAGATCCCTGTGAATTATATTCAACAGGTTGAGACTGATCTATTAGAACCAGTCGTTTTTAACCAAGGAACAGCTACGGGTGATGGATTCGCAAGATTCACGCTCCAAAATAAAGGATTTCTTCATTCACATTCAAAAGTATTTGTTTCGCTGCAGCCAGAAGATGGAGTAAATGCAGGATTTACTGCTCCGCACGTTGGAATCGGTCAAGTTATTCAAAAGGCTGTCCTTAAAATTGGAAACAAGGTTTTAAATGAACTTGATAGCTGGGCTGGACTCCACGCTGTGAAATCATCTTTGATTAGTGAAGAAGTAAATAAGGAACGCGAGGCCTATACTACAGGGAGGTGGTCTTCAAGAAAATTCCAGTACAATGCTGACACCAGCGCTGATCGTGATGTGAATGCTTCTGCTATTTCACTTGATACTGGTATTGAGCAAGATGACGGGAATGATATAGAAGTTCCAAATTGGTCTAAACACGATACTGATGCAAAAGCTGAATGTCCTGTTTATCAGATAGATTTAAGTGATCTATTTCCTTTTTTGAAGGTAAATCAACTTCCTCTATATATGATAAATGAACCTATTAATATTGAGCTTCATTTCCAGCCTACTCAGAAACTTCGGTTACAGATCCCATCTGGTGATACCACCGAGACAACGATAAATATTGATCGGACTGAACTTAAATTTTGCGCAGATTATATTTTTTACGGAGCATCAGACCAAATGGAGCGTTACGCTGCAGCCAATCAGGATTTATCATTTTCTTTCGTAGATTATCGTGTTATTGAGAGAAGTGTTACTTCTGCTCAATTAAATAGTGGTATTATTCAGAACTTGGGAATGGCTAATCGTATGGTCTCGCGCGTAATTAGTTTATTCCCTAGATCAAGAGATACTTACAATGAAGCAACTCTTCTTGGTCAGTATGTCTCAGTAGCACCGACTTTAAATGCATCTGGCAATTACTCTGAACCGACCAAGTATAATATCCGATACAATGATAGATTTGAATTCACAAGTGATATTGATAATGTAGCGCGATTATTTTCTACTTTCACAGAATCTGAAGGTGTACCTCATCTTTGTCGTAAGGACTTTAGTGATGAAGGTATTGCAGGCGGTTATAGTTCTGAAATTACTTTATCGACGCGAACACAATCTACGGAATTAGAAGGTAAGCAATTTTATTTAGGAACTCGTCTTACAAATGGAAGAGTTGGCCAGCGTGGTTTAGAATTGCACATAGAAGGAGGATGGTCGGGCGGCGAAGTGGATTTAGTTCGTGTATATTGCGAATATATGCGAGTTGC